TCTAGGTGCAGAGCATCTAGCTAAATGGATGAGCGACATCAACTTAGCTCCTCAATTTGCTAAAGTATTTAAGATAGTTCATAAAATTATCAAAGTGTTAGCTAATGTGTTTGGAGCTATATTCGGTAGCGGTGGAGATGGTGAATCATCTATCACTAAGCTGATCAAAAAAGTAGGAGCTTTATTGTCTGCTGTATTGGATTTCCTTTTAGAAATGGCAGATGGCTTACTTCTAATAAGCGAAGGAGAGTTCAGCAAAGGACTTTCTAAGCTTGTAGGGGCGTTTGCCAATATGTTCACTACTATTGTGAAAGCAGTTGCTGATGCAGTAGTGGTCGCAGCGAACGGTATAGCAGGAAAGATATCGGATATATTCGATCATATTCTCGAGGGGATAAGATCAATTATACCTACATGGATGGGTGGCACCTCTGAACAAGAGAAGCCTGTCATCAATGTAGAGGCTATAAAAGCGGGACAAGTTAAAGAAGCACAAAGAACCTATGACAATGCAAAGGTTGCGAGAGATGTTGCTCAGCAGCACTACTTAGCGCTTGTTGATGCTCAGAAACTCTCTGAGAAACATGCAGCAGGTACAGGAATGGCTTTCACACAGTCTCTGAGAGAGGCTTCAGCTGCTTTGAGTCTTGCTGTAAAGGCACTTGATACAGCTAGGGGAGACAATGCGAGCTTAAAGGGATACGCCACAGGCGGACCAGTAAGCGGAACAGGTACAGGAACTTCTGATAGCATTGCGGCAATGTTGTCTAATGGAGAATTCGTTGTTAAAGCGGATGCTGCTTCTAAGCACAGAGGTCTTTTAGATAAGATCAATGCTGGTGGTAAGATTCAGAAATTCTCTGAAGGTACACCTGCTGCTTCTTCTAAAGATAACAGAGATTTCTTTCAGTTTATCCAGATAGATGATAAAGGTAAATTCGATTATACTAAGACTATAAACGAGTTCACTAAAGGTCTAGATATGGCCACTGGAAAGGGTAAGAGATTAGAGGCTATGTTTATCTCTCTGGAAGACAACACAGACAACCTTAACGGTGAAGAGATTCTTAGACAAGATATGGCGAAGCAAGCTAATAGGCTTCTCCTTGAAATGATCAATGATCAGAAGACAATGAGTTACATTAACAAGGATCTTGCTAAATCTAGTAAAGATGCTGCTGGTGCTATAGCCCAGGTTTCAGAAGCGATTGAGAATGCGTTTAAAGGTATGGCTAAACAAGCCTCTCAACCTTTCAAACAAGCTCTTACTGATTCTGGAGACTTAATGGAAGCCCTCAAAGAGGGAGTTTACGGCTTATATCAAAACATCAACATGAAGCTTCTTGATGCTTCCTTTGCTCCTGCAGAGAAAGCTCTTGATGCAATGATAAATGAAATGTTCGGTGGACATCTAGCAGAGCTAGGTGCAAGTCCTGTTAACCCTATGTACACTACAGACTCAAGCTCATTAGTTGATGGAGTAGTTGAATCTGGGGGAGGATTTGGAGATTGGATAGGAGCTATGGTATCTGGTCTAGGTGCAATGATGTCTGGAGTTTGGTCTTCTATAACTGGAGTATTCTCTGGTCTATTCGCTACTCAAACTGCTACTAACACTGCATTATCTACGACAGAGACAGCTACTAAGCTATCTTCAGAAGCTATGCAGACAGGAGCGCTTGTAGCGTCTATCTCTTCAATTGGTGGTGCTACTATCGGAGTCCTCACTGGAGGATTCGGATCAGTAGTAGCTGCGGTAAGCGCTTCAGCTGCTGCAGGTGCTGCAGGAAGTCTGCTTGGACTAGCGAAAGGAGGAGTAGTACCTAGAGCTCAGTACTTAGCTAGTGGTGGTTTTGCTGGTGGACCTAGAGGAACTGATACAGTTCCTGCATGGTTAACGCCAGGAGAAATGGTTCTCAACAGAGACCAACAGACTGCTCTTGGAGGAGCTATGGGTAACACTATCAACCAGACAATTAATATCTCTGGTAATGTTGACGATAGAGCCATACAACAAATACAAGCTATTACAAGAAACGTGATATCATCTGATAGTGGTCTTGTGGCTAATTCAGCGTCTGTAGGACAAAGAAGAGGTGCAGGACTAAATAAAGGAATCAATTCAAGGAGATAACAAATGAGTGCTATATTTGATAATTCAAACAGCATTACGCTAGGACATAAATTAAGCTTAGTTCAGACCAACTCTCACTCTGGAAAGAGATCTGCACAGAGGAGAGGACCATACCTGTACACTTTTGAAGCTGAGGTCAACGACATGTTGACTTCCTCAGAAAGTTACCAGAACATAAACTCTGAATTGAGGGCAGCTAATTACGGGGTGAACACCGTTGTGACAGGTATCCCTGGTTCTTACTGTTCTTCAATAGGAACTTGGCTAGGAAGTCCTTTAGTAAAGGGGGCTTCACAAGCTGGTAATTCTGTCTTGATAGATGGGTTTATCAGTAGCAAAACTGGTGTGATCTCTGATGGAGATTATATACAATTTGGTGGAGATAATAAGGTATACCAAGCAGTTGGAGACTACGACAGTAATTCTTCAGGTGATGCGGTGTTAAAGGGCACTAACACGCAAGGTGTTAAGATAAACACACCTCTTGTGAAGTCTCCCTCTGACAACGCTGTTATAACGAATGGGATAAATGTCCAATTCAACTTAGCTTTAACGGAGTACTCAGATGCAACAATAATACCAAGAGATAGTTCAACCACTATCGCTTCTTGGTCTTCATTCATGTTTGAGGAGGTGATCTAAATGAGAAGTTTAGGTACTAATAACGATGGAGAACTCTCTAAGGTCTCTTGGCCAGTAGAGTTAGTTAAAATGGTAGTAGACAGCTCAGATCCAGATGGTACACTGAGATTAACCAACCATTTCCACGATATAAAAGTTGGAACTGAAGTTTATAAAGCTTCTGGAGAGTTTCTAGGATTTGGATCTTTAAAGGAAGATTTAGATGCTAAGGATTCTGTGGTATCTGTCTCATTGTCTGGAGTTCAGTCCACTGTTACTCAAGTTGTGTTAGCTAACCCTCTTGCTGGTTCTCTTATTGAGATATACAGAGGGTTTTACGACGAGGATGTCGGGGCACTTGTACAAGACCCTTATCTACAATGGGCAGGACACGTTAACAACTTCACGATTAGTGATGATTATAACAGTTCTGACCAAGATACCGTAACTATATCAGTGGACTGTAAAAGCCTTTTGACTACCTTCTTAGGTAAGCAATCTGGCATATTTACCAGTCTACCTGGATATCAAAAACACTACAGTTCAGACACCTCTATGGAGTTTGTCGCAGGTCTATCAGACCGTAACTGGCAATTTGGAAAAGAGGACTAACATGATTAGAGAAGCCGAGATAAGAGATATAATCCCTATCATTCGTTGTTTAAGATTATTTTCTTCAGAAGAACTAGACTTAGACTGCTCTGATGAGGCTTTCAGTGCCGTTAGGGCATCAAATTTACTCAAAAGCGGAATAACCCAAGGGTTGCTTTGGGTTTACGAGAAAGATCAAGAGATAGTCGGATTCTTGCTTGGAGGGTCAATGCTCAACATGTGGTCTGACCATGTGAAGGAGATTCATCTAATAACTTTTTGGGTCTCTCCAGAGTCCAGGAAAGGACTTATATCTGGAAGATTATTCTTAACTTTTGAGAAGAGATGTAAAGAGTTATTTAAAGAAGACAGTAACTATAAAGCAGTCTGGGTTAGAACCCATTTAGAGGGTGGATTTACTAAGAGATCATTAGAGAACTTAGGTTATAGACACTTAGAACACACTTATATAAAGGAGAGGTAGATGGCTACAATGATCGTAATGGCGATAGGATTAACAGGTACAGCTGCAGTAGTGGCGACTATCGTCCTTAGCGTTGCAATTTCTGCAGTAATGGCGAGTTTATTCGCTCCAGACCAAGATAATACTAGTCAGAAAGACCCAGGAGTGAAGTCCCGAGTATCACCAGATACCTCAAACAAGCTTCCCATAATCTATGGAAGACAGAAAATAAAAGGCACTACCATCATGGCGGATATGTCCACGGACAGCAAGAAGATGGCTTTTATCATCGCTTTATGTCATGGAGATATACAAGGAGTAGATGAGGTTAAGTGGGAGGATAAAATTCTATCTTTCAGTGGAGATATAACGACAGGTTTACGGAGTGTTACTAACGCTGTGGATGTTGATGGAAATTCTCAAAGCTTCCTTAACTCAGGAAGACTTAAGATAAAGGTGTATCTGAATGGTGGTAGATGTTCAGAGATGGAGTCTTTCAGTGCGCTATGGGCATCTGGTAAAACCAACAGGAATATGCCAGATACTCCTTATTTTTATTGTGAGATAACTTACGATAGAGAGGAACAAGTGACCAGACTTGGTGATATATCGTTCATTGTTAGGGGTAAAAAAGTTCAGTCTATAAACGCTGATGCAACTCTTGGATCCAGAGCTTATTCTACGAACCCTGCTGAGTGCTTTTTGGACTACATGTTGGATGAGAAGAGTGGAATGGGTATTCCTCTTTCAAGTATCGATACTTCTTCCCTCAAGACTCTGAAGGATTTTTGTGATGTAAACAAAAGTTATACAGACAAGGATGGAGTTTCTGCAACAGCAAAGAGGTACACCTGTAACGGCATAATCAACACTAACCAAGATACTGATAGGAATCTAAGCGATTTGTTATCAGGGTGTCAAAGCACATTCACTTATACCTTAGGTAAATTTGGGGTAGTGGTAAACAGTGTCAAGACTTCATCTCACAGTTTTAGTGAGGAGAATATTTTTGGAAGCTTGA